CTTTAATTATAAGACTACTAAGAAAGTAACTTATAAAAGAAAAGTAAAAGATAATGGCAATGTAACAATGGTAGAGAAAGATGATTCTTTTAATCCACCATTAGAAATGCAAGAAGAAGGTAGTTTCGAGAAGGTTCAAAAAACTATAGATGTTTGGTATGAAGGTGTGATGGTTATGGGTACTAACATAATCCTGAAATGGGAATTGATGGAGAATATGGTTAGACCACAATCAGCCACACAACACGCAATTCCAAACTATGTGGCAGTAGCACCAAGAATGTATAAAGGTGTTATTGAATCTTTAGTTAGAAGGATGATTCCTTTTGCTGATTTAATTCAAATCACACATTTAAAGTTACAACAAGTAATTGCAAGAGTTGTACCTGACGGAGTATTTATTGATGCTGACGGTCTTAATGAAGTAGACCTTGGTACAGGGAATGCTTATAATCCCGAAGATGCATTAAGGTTATACTTTCAAACAGGTTCTGTTATTGGTAGAAGTTATACTCAAGAAGGAGACTTTAATCAGGCGAGAACTCCTATTAAAGAATTACAATCATCTTCAGGTGCTTCAAAAACACAAATGCTTTTAAGTAATTATAATCATTACTTAAATCAGATAAGATTAGTAACAGGTTTAAATGAAGCAAGAGATGGTAGTACACCGGACCCTAATTCATTAGTTGGACTTCAAAAGTTAGCTGCTTTAAATTCAAATGTAGCAACAAGGCATATTTTAGACGGAAGTCTTTATATTTATAAGAGTCTTGCAGAGGCAACAACTTATAGGGTTGCTGACATATTACAGTATTCTGATTTCAAAGAAGAGTTTATAAATCAAATAGGTAAATACAATGTATCTATACTAAGCGATATCAATGAACTATACATTTATGATTTTGGTATTTTTATTGAGTTAGCACCTGATGAAGAACAAAGACAACAACTTGAGGCTAACATACAAATGGCTTTATCTAAAGGTGATATTAATTTAGAAGATGCTATTGATATTCGTGAATTGAAGAATTTAAAACTTGCGAATCAATTGCTGAAAATGAAAAGAATTGCCAAGCAAGAAAGAGATGAGAAGATGGCTATGCAGAAACAAGCTATGCAATCTCAACAACAACTCAAATCTCAGGAGATGGCAGCACAAATGGCAGTGCAAAAACTTCAAATGGAGACTCAAGCTAAACTACAGTTTAGACAAGGAGATATTGCTTTTGAAATAGAAAAACTTAAAGCAGAAGCTGATTTAAAATCAAGGTTGATGCAGCAAGAGTTTGAGTTAAATATGCAACTAAGACAGGTTGATGCCGAAGCACTTCAGGGTAGAGAGACACAAAGAGAAGATGCAAAAGCTTCAAGAATAAGTCAAGCTAACACTGAGCAATCTAAAATGATTAATCAGAGAAGAAATAACTTGCCTCCAATAAATTTTGAATCAAACGAAGATAGCTTAGATGGCTTTGACTTGGCAGAGTTCAACCCAAGATAACCGTCTAAAACTATAATAATTTTTGTGTAACTTTGTATAAAATTAAATTTAATCAAATATGGAAATAAAAGTAAGAGCAGTTGAAGGTGCTGAAGAAAAGTCTGTACAACAAGTTGAAAACGAGTTGTTAGAAAAGCACGAAGCAAAAGTAAACAGTGATGAATCTGTAACTACTAAGTTGGAAGTTAAAGAAGAAACTGTACAACAAGAGCCTAAAGCTGAAGAGCCTAAGGTTAACGAAGAAATTAAAACTCAATCCTCAGAGTTAAACGAGGAAGAAGTTCTTAAATTTATTGGTGACAGATATGGAAGAGAGTTTAAATCTCTTGACGAACTAAATCAACAGAGAGAGGAAGAGCCTCTCCCTGAAGATGTTTCTACATATCTTAAATATAAAAAAGACACAGGTCGTGGATTCGATGATTTTGCAAAACTGCAAAAGAATTATGATGAAATGGAACCTGACAACTTGCTAAGAGAATATTTATCTGCAACTGAAAAAGGTTTAGATGCAGAAGATATTGAAGACTTAATGGAAGACTATCACTATGATGAAGATATAGATGATGAGAAAGCTATTAAGAAAATAAAATTAGCAAAGAAAAAAACTATTGCGAAAGCTAAGGAGTTTTTTGAAAAGCAACAGGAGTCTTATAAAGTTCCTCTCGAGTCGAGAAGGGATTCAAGTCCTCAAGCTGAAGATGAAGATTACAAAGCATATAAGCAATATATAGCAGAAGCGAAGACAGTAAGTGAACAGAATGCTTTAAAAAGAGATATGTTTACTAAGAAGACTGACGATGTGTTTAGTGAGTTCAAAGGTTTTGAGTTTACGCTTGACGACAACAAAGTTTATTTTTCACCCGGTGATGCTTCCGAAACCAAGAAGATTCAATCTGACCCTTCTAACTTTATAAAGAAGTTTTTAGATGAAGATGGATTGATGAATGATGCAAGAGGATATCACAGGTCATTAGCGATGGCGATGCACCCCGACAAGTTTGCTAAGTTCTTTTTTGAACAAGGCAAAAGTGCTGCTGCAGAAGACACAATGAAGAAGTTAAAAAATATAAATATGACGACTCGTAGTGCTCCTGAAGTATCAATAAAAGGAGGGATGCAAATAAAGTCTGTAAACAACGACCACGGAAGAAGTTTACGGATTAAGAGTAGAAAATAAATTATTAAACTAAAAAAACAAACAAAATGGCAGTAGATGCAATCCCCGGTTTTGACTTACAACCAAGTGCTCAAAGAGTACCTTTGAAGTCAAACTACATTAAAAATTTCGATTTCCTAAATCAGTATCTTCCGGATACTTACGAAAAAGAATTCGAAAGATATGGCAATAGAACTATTTCTTCATTCTTAAGAATGGTAGGAGCAGAGATGCCATCTAACTCTGACCTTATCAAATGGGCAGAACAAGGTAGACTTCACACTAAATATGTTGACTGTACAACTGCAGCAGCTATTAATGATGTTGAGTTTACTTTAGCAGTAAATGATGCAGGTAATCCTGCTTTCAGTGCAAGTAACTCTATCGCAATCAGAGTTGGACAAACCATTATGGTTTCTGACAACGCAGGTGCAGGTTCAGTTAAGTGTATTGTAACTGAAGTAGATTACACTGCAAAAACGTTTAAGGTGGCTACATATGGTGCAGGTGGTATTCCTGTAGCAGGTGCAGGTCTTAAATTCACTGTATTTATTTATGGTTCTGAATTCAAAAAAGGAACAAGTGGAATGGAAGGTTCTTTAGAATCTGACGACTTCATCTTTGAGAATTCTCCAATCATCATTAAAGACAAGTATGCAGTATCAGGTTCTGATATGGCTCAAATCGGTTGGGTAGAAATTACAACTGAAAATGGAGCAAACGGATACCTATGGTACTTGAAGTCTGAGCACGAAACAAGATTACGTTTTGACGATTATCTTGAGACTGCAATGATTGAAGCAGTTCCGGCAGCAGCAGCAGGTGGTGTAGCTACACAAGCAGTTAACAGCAGTGTTGGTGATAAAGGTTCTGAAGGTATCTTCTATGTTGTAGAGCAAAGAGGTAACGTATGGGGTGGTGGAAACCCAACTCTTCTTTCTGAGTGGGATACAATCATTTCTCGTTTAGATAAGCAAGGAGCAATCGAAGAAAACGTAGTATTTGTAGATAGAGATTTCTCTTTCGACATTGACGATATGTTGTCTAAGCAGTCTTCTAATGCAGCAGGTGGTGTTTCTTACGGTCTATTTGACAACGAAAAAGAAATGGCATTGAACTTAGGATTCACAGGATTTAGAAGAGGTTATGACTTCTATAAGTCTGATTGGAAATACTTGAATGACCCAACAATGAGAGGTGGTCTTTCTGCAGTTGCAGGTTCAGGTAGAATCAATGGATTGTTAGTTCCTGCAGGTTCAACTTCAGTATATGACCAAGTTCTTGGTAAAAATGCTAAGAGACCATTCTTGCACGTTAGATACAGAGCTTCTGAAACAGAAGATAGACGTTACAAAACGTGGATTACAGGTTCAGCAGGTGGAGCAGAAACTTCAAGCTTAGATGCAATGGAGGTTCACTTCTTATCTGAAAGAGCAGTATGTACGTTAGGTGCAAACAACTTCTTCTTATTCCAAGAGTAATAAGTAGATAATATTAGGGGAGTGTCTTTGAAGACACTCCCTTTTTTTAACTTTAATTAAATTTTAAATATAATGGCAAAGAAAAATGCAACTAATTTTGTAGCTAAGAGTTACAAATTAACAAGGGAAGTAGCACCCTTATCCTTTATGCTACCAACAAGGCACACTAAAAGATTTACACTATTACACTTTGATGACGAGACGGGAGTCAATAGGGAACTTCGTTACGCAAGAAATCAAAAATCTATTTTTGTAGATGAACAAGATGATAACGCTCTAATGGAGCCTATCATATTTGAAGATGGATTCTTGCACGTTCCAAAGGAAAACCAAATGTTACAAAAGTTTTTATTTCTACACCCTCTTAATGGAAAGAAGTTTGTAGAAATGGATAAAGCTAAAGATGCAGCAGCAGAAGTAGAAGAGTTAATGATTGCAGCAGATGCATTATCAGAAGCTAAAAAATTATCTCTTGAACAACTTGAAAATGTATGTAGAGTTTTGTTTGGAACTGACACATCAAAAATGTCTTCAGCAGAACTTAAAAGAGATGTATTGGTATTTGCAAGGAACAATTCTGAAGATTTCTTAGAAGTGGTTAATGACCCTGATTTAAAGTTTATGGGTACAATTCAAAGATTTTTAGACCAAGAACTTTTAAAAACAAGAAAGAACGGAAAAGAGGTGTGGTATAACACACCACAGAATAAAACAAAAATGTTAAATGTTCCGTTTGGCTCAGAACCTATTGATGTAATTGGTTCTTATTTACAAAGTGATGATGGATTAGAAGTGTTGAAACACTTAGAGAGTCTGTTAGATTAGTAAATAGATTATTAGCACATTACGAGAGGGGTCGGATTTTCTGACTCCTCTTTTTTTTTCATTATCTTTGTAGAAAAGAATGACAGATGATAAATTCAGTTAGACAAACAGTAATGTCGGTACTGAATAAGAATAACTACGGATATATATCCCCATCGGATTTTAACTTATTTGCAAAACAAGCACAGTTAGATTTATTTGAAGATTATTTTTATTCTTACAACTATCAGATTAACAAAGAAAATGCTCGTAAATCAGGTACAGGATACGCTGATATTACAAAAGGATTAGAAGAGGTTATTGATACCTTTTCTTCTACGTTACCACTTATTCAAAGTGTACAAAACACTAATGGTTATTTTCTACCTTCATTACTAACTACTAACAACGATTACTATTTAATTAATAAAATGCTTATTAATAATAAAGTAATTGTGTTTGGAACAACTACTGCAACGGTTGGTGGACAAAATAAAATAGTAGACACAACGGCAGACTTTAATGCTGATGGTGTAGAGGTAGGAGATATAGTAGGTGTAGAGATAGGGGGGATAGCTTACAACTTAGTTGTAATAGCAATAAACACAACCGGAACAGAACTTACTGTGGCTCCAAACGTGGTGAATACTTTCCCACTAAACTATACCATATACAAAAAGAAAAATATTAAAGAAGCAGAAAAAGTTACTCATAGTAAAATTACTATGCTAAACAACTCTATTCTTACATCACCTAACCTAACCTACCCTGCTTATACGCAAGAGGGTTTGATTGGAGATATGTTTCCTGATGAAGAAGTAAACCATCCGGGACAAGTTGTTTGTCAATACATAAGATTTCCTTTTGTTCCTAAGTGGACTTTCGTAACACTTGCTAATGGAGAACCTGCATTTGATGCATCTCAACCTGACTATCAGGACTTTGAGTTACCAAATGATGATGAGGTTAATCTTATAAACAAGATACTGCAATACGCAGGTATGTCTATAAGGGAGGTAGCAGCAGTTCAATTTGCACAAGCAAAAGAGCAAGGTAATAATCAAGAAGAGAAATAATTATGAGTTACATAACACAATATCAGTATTACGAAAACGGGGGGTTACCTCCTGAAAATGCAAATTGGGGTTCATATCAATATGTCTCTCTTGAAGATATCGTTAACAATTTTATGTTAATGTATTCAGGGAATCATAACTTGGTAAACAACGAAGAAAGATTTAAAGTTTTGTTTCACGCAAAAAGAGCGATTCAAGAATTAAATTATGATGCATTTAAAGAAATAAAAATATTAGAACTAAGTGTCTGTGACACATTGAGATATGTTCTTCCTTCAGACTATGTTAATTGGGTAAGAATCTCTTTGTATAGAGATGGCTTATTAATGCCTCTAACAGAAAACATTCAGACTAATTGGTCCGGTGCATATTTACAAGACAATGATTGTAGAATATTATTTGACCTTGATGGTAATGCTTTATCTCCACAATATTCAGATTTAGATTACGACAGAATAAAAGGAACTAAGCAAAGCATCTACTTAAACCAACACTCTGAATACTATGGTAAGTCAGGGTATTGTGTGGATGGTGCTTGGTATTTCGAATATGGTATTGGTGCTCGATATGGTTTAAATACAGAGACGGCAAACGCTAATCCTACTTTTAAAATCAATCCTAAAGGTGGTGTGATTAATTTTAGTTCAGGTATGTCAGGAGAATTATGCGTACTTGAATATGTTTCTGATGGTATGGAAAACGGTGACGACAGTTTAGTTACAGTAAATAAATTGTTTGAGGAGTTTATCTATGCATACATTGAGTTTGCAATACTTAGCACTAAACTTAATACTCAAGAATATATTGTTGCAAGAAAAAGAAAGCGTAAAGCTGCACTTTTAAGAAATGCAAAAATTAGAATCAGTAACATACATCCCGGAAGATTATTACAAAACTTAAGGGGTAGAGATAAGTGGCTAAAATAATATGGCGAATATAACAAGAAACTTTACTCAGGGTAAAATGAACAAAATGGTTGATGAGCGACTCGTTCCAAACGGGGAGTACATTGATGCATTAAATGTTCGTATGGGTTCAACAGAGGGTGCTGAAATAGGAGTTATAGAGAACTCGAAAGGTAACCTATTAATAACCAACATACAGGTAGATGGTATTCCACTTTCCTCTCAAGCTAAATGTATTGGTGCTTTTGAAGATGGTTCAAACGAAACTATCTATTGGATGATTAATGACCCTGCTTATACAAACAGTAATACAGGCAAGTTAGACCTTATTGTTTCTTGGAACTCAAACAACAATATTGTCATTTACCATATTATAAGTAAAGATAATGGTGGTGGAGTTAATACGACTTTAAACTTTGATGATAAGTTTTTATTTACAGGCATTGATAAGGTAGAGAATTTATTCTTCTTTACAGACAACATTAATCCACCAAGAAAGATAAACGTACAAAAAAATTATGCTAATCCTGATGCAAGTGGAGTGGATGGATTTCTTGCAGAAGATATATTGGTTATAAAAAAACCACCTACTAATGCTCCGGACATTCTTTTATTACAAACAGGTACTCAAGAAAACTTTTTAGAAGAAAGATTTATTTGTTTTGGGTATAGATATAAATATGATGATGATGAATATTCAGCTACATCACAATTTACACCACCTGCTTTTAATCCGGGACCTTTTATGTTCTCCGGTGAGAGTTATCTAAACGAAGGTGTAGTAAATATATTTAATACGGCTTTAGTTACATTTAATACAGGAGGACCTTTAGTTAAAGGAATAGACCTTTTATTTAAAGAGGCAAACAGTCCTGTAATAAAGATTATTGAAAAACTTGATAAA